AAAAACTTATTTGAAACATAATCTTTTTGTGTAATCTCATTAGCCAAAAGATTCAAATATCTTTTATAGATGTTTAATGTTGTATCTCGAACACCTCTGCCGGATTTAACTGATTTGAGTAAATCTTCCATTTGTTATATATATAACAAAAGAAAATAATATTTAATTTTTTTCTAATGTTATTATATAAATGGAAGTTCATACATGTAGAATGTGTAAAGAGAATTATCACGAACACAGAGGAGACAGAGCCTCTGAGGAAGATGCCAAATACATACGGCATTTAGGTTTCTGTGAAACCAATTGTTTTAACAAGCTCAATCAGAAAGGTAAAGACTATTACATAGCATATGCTTATCTTTATGGCGATGATCTAAAGAAGAATAGTATAAAAATCAAATCTAAATATATTAAATAGGCATATAACAACAAAAAATACTGTTTTTATATGTATATTATCTTGTTATGTGCCTTAAATACTAGTAAAAGCTTGTTATAAGCCATATAAAGAGCATATAATAATTATTATATGACTATTTAAGTGTATATAACAAGAATATAACATATAACAAGATAGGGAATATAACAAGAATAGGGCAAATAACAAGAAAAAAGCCTTTTTAAGTATATATATTATATATAATTAAAGAGTATTTAAAGAAAATGACTTAGAATTAATTTCTGTGTATATAATGTAGAAAGACCTGAAGGCATCACCAATAGATTAAGTTCTAGTGAGGATAGGGACACTACTACCCCTGATTTGGCGGTTAGGTTATTGTTTTGGCATACAATTATTTTCTTACTTAATTATATACTGGTGTAAAGTTCCATAAGTCTTGAGGCATTATTCCCCCCCATAAAACATTTAGTAATAATTAAATAATTTATCATAAGTTATTTAATTATTTCTCTTTCATTAAGAGTTTTTCTTTTTTCCTGATTTGTTTTCTTCTGATCTTCTCAAGAATCGGTTGTGATCTCTTAAGTATTCTAAAATTAGTTCCAATACTTCCACGAATCGTATCATCATCAATTACTAAATAGTAATCTGAAAGAGAAGGACAGTGAGAACTTCTATGCTCTTTTCTATTCATTAGATTACGACATGAACCGTGTCTATGTATCGTCTTCTTTTTACAACAAGGACATTTAAAGTAAATGTGAGTTGTGTCAATTGCGTAAGCGTGAATATGTTGATATTCCATTATATATATATATACTATATTATTTTTTTAAATAGTTTTATATAAGATATATATATATTTAAATATATTTAAAGGTCATCTTTTCCATCCCCATCACCTCTTCTTTGAGCCGGTGGAGGAGCTGGTGCTTTTTTAGCTGATGATGGAGGAGACGGAGGAGGAGTTGTAGGTCCTTGATTTTTACTTTCATTAGATCTCATACTACTAGTTTGTCTGCCTGAACTAAATGCTTCAGTCGATTCGCTACTAGGTTGCTTTGAATCTTGTTCTTTTGACATTCCACCACCACCACCATATTCTTCTATCACAGGACCATCATCTCTACCACCTTCTATTTCTCTGACTGTTTCTCTTAGAGATTCACCTAGAGTTCTTGATACTGAATCAGGATTATATAATGGTTGAGCTATTGATTGTCTTCCACCTGATACTTCATCTACTTCTACTCCTTGTGCTATATTGAATGATCTATAAGTTATTGGAGCTCCTTCATCTCTTCCCCTACCTCTACCACGAGAATCTACAACTTCAGGTCTTTCTAATAATACACCACCATTTAATAAAGTATCTGATAAGTATTCAGCGGCATTTTCATCTGTTAATCTACCTTCAAAAACATCTGTAAGTATTGCTGTAATTTCATTTAATCCATCAGGAGTGGCATAGACTACCCCCTGCTGACTAGTTCTGAGTGGTTGATTTCTTCTTGAAAATAATCTTTGACCTCTAGCACCTATGGAAACTTCACCGATGTCATCCAATAACTCTTCCAAAAAGTCCTCAGCATCTTCTCCGGATTGGGTCCATCTTGATTCCATGTCAAGATTTATATCGCCATTCAATATTGTTTGAAATAAACTAACTAGTGTTTTCCTGAGTCCTCTGAAATCGTTTCTTGTCATAGTTCCTAGTGGGACTGGTGTTTTATTTAAAATAGTTTGAATAGCTAATCTCATCGCTCTATTATTTAATTCAACTGGTATTTCATCTCTATTTTTAGTTTCTTCTTCAACTCTACTATCTCCTGCTTCTGATTGCCTCATGAATAATGATAATGCCTGACTAGGTGTTCCTGATGAGGGACCTTGTATATCATCAGTTCTAGTTCCTTCACCTATATTTTGTTTGATTCTCAATCTCATTCTATCAGCAGCCATACCTCCGGTTCCAGCTACTCTAATACCTGAAGATGATGGAACAGACCCACCTACAGCTGCCACTATTTTCTTTTCTTCATTAAATATTTTATCTAATTCTTCTTTATTTGGATCAGGTTGTTTTTGTTCGACCGTTGCTTTTCCAAATACATCTATTTCAGGATTGGGAACAATTGCGTTTCTTTGTATTTTATAAATAATTGTTGAATTAGGTGATAATTTTGCCAATTTACCATCTGTAGGATTTCTAATTTCAGTATTAATTTGAGATAGTAATCTATCTTGATTTACCATAATGTTATAATTAGAACCGTAAGCATATAAATAACCACCATTACTATAATTTTTCATAGCATAGAAAACACATGGTAAAGGTGTTGAACCACTTTGATAATTTCTCTCACCAACTATATCTGAATAGATTAAAAAGAATGAAGAGTTTGTTAATAATGGTGAATTACTTGCTGTTAATGGTTGAGATTGTAATGCTACTATAGCTTCTTGACTTTGATTAAAACCATGTAAAAACTTTGGAACTCCATTTGGAGTATCACCTGAACCTGGTAATGGAAACTTGAAATATAAATTAAGAGCTGGATTAATTACAGGATCTAAATCATTACACAATATTAATGGTTTTGTTGAGTTTGGGATAATATTTGGATTTGGATTATTGTATGTATCAGGACTAAATCTATTATATTGTCTTCCATATCTAGGTATAAAATCCTCTACATCAAACCCTAATCTACTTAGCAAACATCCTTCCCAATTTTCATCATCAGCTTCAATACAACTTTCAATTATTTTTTGTCTATTTTCTTCCGTTTTTTCTAATGTTGAATTATTCCAATAATTTACAGGATTAATATTTTCCGGAACTTGATAATCAGGAGGACATAAATGTATTTTAAATATTGAAACACCTCCAATTTCAGCTCTAATACCCTGATTTCTTATTGGGTCTGTATAATTATTAGCTGAAGTAGCTCTTGTTTGAGGATTTGGAATATTAAAAACTGCGTCCCTTTGTTGTCCTGCTATTATGCCACATTTTTCTCCAATCTGAGGATTTGTTGATGGACTATTTGCTGATGTATTTAATGATGACAATAAATTATCAGTTTGAAGATTTAAAAACTCAAATCTATTTTTATTCGAATTATATTGAAATGTTGGATTATTTGCTCCAATTACAACATACGGAGTTTGATTCTCAATATAAGCTCTATATGGTTGAATTGTAGGATTAGGTGAAGCCTGTTCTTTTATTGGATTAATTGAATTATTTTGATCTCCATTCAAAGGACAAATCGCATGATTGTCAAGCAGACTATTTGATACTCCAAGTGGAAGACCCCAACATAAACATCCTAATTGAAAAGTAGATGTATTAAACTTATTGAAATCTTCACCATAATCCTCAGCACATCTCCAACCACACACATATAATTTAACACCATCACTATTAGTATATTCACCTGGAACAAATGGTAAATTAAGTCTTTCCATTAATTCTACATCTAAATAACTCAACTCTTCTGTTAGAGCATCTGTATCAATTATTAATTTTAAACTTGGGTCTGTTTGACCTGCTACTACATGTGAAAACTCTTTTGAACTTTCCCTCCATTTAGAATCATATCTAGTCATGACATTTAATTTACCAATACCTCTATAAGCATTCCAATTATCAGCCCAACTAAAAGATGTGGCATCATCACCGAAATAAGCTTGAGAAAATGCTGGTGAAATAATCTCACGAAATCCGGCTGTTGTTGGAGCTACATTACTAATCCCAGTTCCATAAGCAGTTGAGTTATTAATACTAGCATTTGGAGGGACTTGTCTCATCCATGCTGGTTCTTGAGGTGTTATATTAGTAGTTTTAGATTGAGTAAATACACTATCATAATCATCAGATATTCCACAATCAAGAGAACAAGACCAACCCGGAGGATCTAATTTTTGATTAGCATAAGTGGTCTTTGATGTAGCTGGGTCTTTATTGGAATATATTTCATAATCTCTAATTGATTCAGCTAAATCTTTCCATATTTGAGGATCATAATTTAAAACTTTATTACCATTCGCATCTATAGTATAAGTTGGAAACTTCATATTTGTAAAAATAGTTTGAAATCTCCTGAGCTGAGTTAATGTAGAAAATACAGCTACATTAGGTAATGGAACCTGCTCTGTTCTAATCTGTAATCTTGTATTTATCATAACTGGTCTTCCAATATTTCTATTACCAATAGAAGGTAAAACTGAACCTTCAAAAGCGGTTGTATTCATGTTATAACAATCAAGCCTCATCAATCGATCACCAAACATCATTTTATAAATCTCTTTGTATCCCATATTTCCATAAATGTAATTACCAATTCTACCTTCTTTTGGGTAAGAATTAAACTCAACCATATCAGTTAAATAAACATTATCATTTACATTTGGACTAATGTCTTGTTGTATTCTACCAATACCTTCATCAATAAAATCTCTACCTGCCTGAAAATTAGCCGGTTGGATTTTTGTTAATCCTCCATATTTTACTGGTAATATATCAGTCCATAATGCTCCATAAACACTTTTCCAAAAATAAGTAGAACTATTATAAATAACTGAAGGATAAAATCCAAATGCGTTTCCAACAGGAACAACACTAGAACTTTTAAATTGTGGATTGGGTTCTACTACTTTATTTGTCATGTAATTATCCATTACTGAAATGTCATTATCAAAAGGAGCAAGTGCTTCATGTAATTTGTCATTTATAGTATTTGCCAAAGTTGTCAAATCTGTAAATAATTCATTAGCCTCCAATAAAATAAAAGCAGTCATAGGCATTAATTTTGGAAAAAATCCTTTACAATTTCTTTTGACAGCACCCATACCAAAATAATCATTTCTAGTCCAAATATACGGTTTCCCATTACATTCTTCCCTAATATTTCCACTTCTAAATCCTTGTTTATTATTATCATAATCATAAGCCGGAGTAGCATTTCCCGTTCCTCCTCCATAGGTAGATGTTGGGAAAAACTTATGACGATCTGCTGATGGGAGAGCTGCTTGAGGAACAGCAAAACAATTAGCAGCTAGATTTAATATTTTTTCATGTCTTCTATAACTACCCGGACCTGACATACCTGTTTGGTCTATATTTGAATAATGAATATTTCCCATCTCAGTTGATCCTCCTCTTTCACTTGGGTCGATTGCGAGTGATAAGTATTGGGTAAAATTAACTCCTGTTGCTGATATTGCTGAAGTAAATACTAATTCTATTCTTCCTGTATTGGCTCCCCCTACACTTTGATTTCTAATTGTATCAACTTCAGGTTCAAAAATAATAAAATCATCTACATTTGCTCCTGTTTTTATAGCAATATTATTTCCAGGTAAAACATTACATATTTCATTTACATTATTTACATCACCCCTAGTGTAAGCTCCGAAACCTGCTGGTAAAGTATTTGCTGGGGGAGTATCTAATGAAGTTGTCAAAACAACACTAGAAATAGGAGTTGGAGGGTTGGCAATTGGAACATTACTAACAAAATTAGGAATAGCTGGAGTTCCAATATTATATTGAAAAATTGTATATGATATTGTAGGATCTACTGTGCTATTTACAACACCATTATATACCGCTTGACTTAAATAACCACTTGAGTTAAAACTACATGGTAATCCTTCATAATAATTTGTTCCAAAATCTCTCAATACTGGTGTGTTGGCATTAGCCGCTTGATTATTAAATGAACCTTCGGGATGATTAAATGGCATTCCGCAAGAATAAGTATTATTATTATTCATGTAAAACATAACTTCAAGTAAAACTTTATTATCACAATAATCTTTTTCTGTTCCATCTATGAAAACTTTATCACCTGAAAACTCTACCGTTCCAGCACCACTAGCATTTTTAGCTGCTAAGGTAATTGCTTCGACTGATACAACATCACCCCTTTTGAGATTAAAATTAGTAGCATTAGACCATTTGGAATTAAAATCAGCTGTTTCTTTTGTATCAATAAGACTATCAGCTCTGCTACATTCAATTAAAAAAGTTTGCGTTGTTTGAAAATTACTGGTATTATTAGCCATTATTTATTATATATATAATTAGATAATAAATAATTATAATTATTTTTATTTAACTTCCTGACACATATATCGTTCCATTCTTAATCATCATCATTCTTTCAACTTCAGCAAAGACAAGGACCCTACGCTGAGCGAACTTATCAGGAGTATATGTATATGTTAAATCAACTTCAACTGGAGCTTTACCAACTGAGGTTCCTGCTCCAAGAACATTATCATAAGTTCTAGAAAGATTTACACCCATAAAAGCAGCTGATCCACAAAGACCTTCAACAACCTTGTCTGCTGGAGTTGTAGTATGAAGACCTCCTGCCTGATGACCTAAGACATACTTGTCAGTTGGAAAGGCAACCTGATTTGGGTCATAGGCTAGATTAGCACCGGAAACCTGACCGACATTAGAGGTCAATCCCACATTTGCTTTGAATGGAGTTGGGAGAACCTGACTGAGCTCATTCCATAATTTAGCATCCATATCAAGTGAATTGACATAAAGATTTTGATTATTAATTTTGACCTGAAGAGTAGTTTCACCTAGAGAACCACAAGAAGTAAAATCTCCTAAAATAGCATTAGCACATGCCTTCTCATCTAATACATTTGACCCATATTCAGCTTGACGAGGAGTAGCAAATAATAGATTTCTAATAATCTGATGATCTAGATTAAGTCTAATTGTTTTGGTTTGAACCTGAGGAGCTGTTGGTGCGGCGGCTAGAGCAGGAATGAACTCTTCAACATGAATATAATCAGTATAGACCAATTCAATACCTTTTTCTAACTGAGCTTGGATTCTTTCCATAGGAGATACTTTATTTGGAGCATCATCATAATAGATTAAATCAATTGACATTTTACAAGAAGATTCATTTACATTAGAACCGGCGGTCCAAAGGGAACCGGTGTTTGGTGTCTTTTTAATTACGGTTCTTTGTCCGATAATGTCTTCTGCGAAATCGACCGTAATTGAAATACGACCGTTAAGCAATCCAAGTGGGATTTGAAGTTGAGACATGAAATTAAATACCCATTTCAAAGGCACAGACCATTCAGGACTATTTGCTGAAGCAGTTTGAAGTTCAAAAGCGGAGTTTCTCTTAACATTTACATTACCACCTGTTTCTACGGTTTCAAGTCCAATAATACCATTACCATAAGCAGCGGCACCAGCACGAGGAGCACCAGGCATAAACATACCTCTTTTACCAGCTGCGGACTGATCTACTTTAACACCAGTAAAACCACCAGTTTTAGTAGCGTATGTTTGATCTCTTATATGCTGATCTACGAAATACTGTTTCATGTTAGTTAAAATACCTGCGGCATCAGTCTCAGCTAAAAGGGTATTATCATAATATATGGAACATCTTTGAAGCAAAGAAAGACATCCAGCACTAAAAGGGGCGTCTAAATTACCGGATGCGGCACCAACCTTAAATGTTAAAAAAGCGTCCTCAGAAAGAAGACCTTGTTGTGGTAGTAAAAACTTTACTTGACTCTGCGAAAAAGCGGATGGCTCTAGAATCATGGTTTCGACTCGTTGATTTTGAGCCTCCATAGATGTCATACCAATTGTTTTTGTTAAATCACTCATTTATATATTATACTAGATAAAAAAATAATTAATCATTTTTATATTTAATTATTTTTTTCACATTATTTAAGTTGAAACAGAAATCACACCATTATTGTCAAAGTTCAACATACCCCTATGAAGGAAGAATGTATAAGCAGACATAGGTGAATTACCATCAAGACGACTTTGGATTCTCATAGAATATGGTCTGCCCTTAAAGGAAGCAGATGAACCATTACCTAGAGAATCGTATCTAACACCTACACCATATACATTTTGGAAGCCTGGCTCACCAACACCGGTATTATCATTAGAGACGGAGTTATGATGTGTATCACCATTAGCAATACTCAATCCTTCTGAATTGGCACCACCAAGAGCAGAAGTAGTCATTCTAAGAGGTCTAAGTGCGGATTGGAAATACATCTGTCTTTGAGCTTCAAAAGCAGAGCCGGCATACTGATTATTATTAGCAGCGGCAGTATCTCTAATAACCACATTATTTTCATCAATCTTGAATTGAAGAGGATATTTAATTCCTGATCTGACAAAATCTACACCCAAGATTGGAGCAAGATTGGTTTGTGGTGTTCCTGCTGCTGATGATTTATTAAGTAGAGGTGTTGTATTATAAGCATCATGAGCGTAATTCGAAATATTCTCAGTTGGGACAAAATTAGTAAAGGTGGAAATAACAGCTGAAAGAGATGGACTAATTTGCTGAGTATTATCACCATTATTAATGACTGAGTAGAAGTTTTGGAAAGCTGAAAATGGTAAAGCCTTAATAGGTGGAAGTCTTCCGCCTTCAGGGACACCATAGGATCCACTTAGAGAAACTCTACTGAGTTCATATTGACTATTTACGGTTGATGCGGTCTGTCCGTAAAGTGCTTGAATTGATGGAGCCAATTGAAGATTTATAACCATACCACCAGTCCCATTATCAAAACTGAGTGGAATATTCTCACCATTAAGGAAGACACCACACAATAGAGGCATACTAACCTCAATAAAAGACCTAGCAGATCCAGCAGTATTACAGTATCTACCCTGAACTTCAATATTAGATGATGCTCCGAATTGCTGACTAAGATATGTGGCATAATCATCAAAACCGGAACCGGATGGAATCATAGTGGCTAAAAGACGAGGATAGGACCTACAGTATTCTAAAACATTATTCGAAAGATTTGTAATTGTAATATTATCTATGACACTTGCTACACCGACTTTACTATTAATCAAAACTTCTTGATTACCTGCTCCGGTTTGGTTATTATTATTAGGTCTAGCTCCATTACCATCCTTTAACTGAAGTCTAAAATTAAGACGAAGAGAACTACTCATAAGGTATAGATCAGCGGCTCCAACTTGGAACTGAACCAAAGGATTACCGTTGGTATAACTGAAAGTAGCTGCTCCTGAAGATTGGTTCATAGGTGCGATTTCAAACTTTTTGATACTTGAAATTGGTTGCGACATTTATATTAAATAAACATAAAAAAAAAATAATTTATAGTTATTTTTAAAATATTTTTTGTGATTTACCATAGTAGTTTATCAGCATACCATCCTGCGGTTCTAGCCTTCTTTCTATCCTTAGCATGTCTTTTCTTGTAAAGTTTTCTGCGTTTATCAGCATAACCAGGTTTATATTCTCCTTTTGCTTCAGCTGCCATATAACTTGGGAAATCCATGTATCCCACCTGACCCACCGAAACTAATTTCTTTAATATCATTTTTCCATCCTTGTCTTTTACCTTTTTGAAAACATCTATTTTCTTTTTTTTATTTGTTGAGGGTTTTACTATTACTTTATGTTTTTTAGCCTGATCTAAAGTATATTGTTTTATTTTATATGAGGACATTATTATTTATTAATGAGAAAATATTTTATTAATAAATAATTTTAATAACAAAAATCACGAATATCACACTTTAATTGAGGAAATCTCAGCATCAGATATTTTTAAGACTTATTAACAAGTTGGGTTTTATGCTAGATTATATACTTTCTTTAAAAAGTGTGATTTATGTGATTTATGTGATTTAATAGACTACGGCAATACTTCCAGGTGAAATAACTAGAGTTCTGATATGATATATCCAAGTATTCAATAGTTTTTCCTGTGTATTATCAGCAGGAGCAGTAGAATATTCTATATTAAGTCTAATATCTTGTGAGTTTGCGTCGAAACTATGACCTACCTTTGCCAACTGACGACCTACACCAAAAGCTTCTTTATTCCATGATAAATATCTTGGAGCAGTTTTCCATCTACTAAGTGCCTTTTCTAATTCGTGCTGATGAACGGCATTCCATCCATATCCATCCTGAACTGAACCAACTCTTTCTGTTCCGACTCTACGATTCGGTGTTAGTCGATTAGCAATATTATACTGATATGAAAGCATACCATCTCTGACAGGTCTGAGATTTGATTCCAATAGATTATTTACCGTATCCATAGGAAATGATAAAATACTCATAGCTCTATATTCAGTTGAATTGAAATCAATATTAGGTCTATTAACTCTAGCGTTAAGATTATCCCTATAAATATTGAATGAAGCATAATCAAGTTTTACTGATCCACTATTTACTTTCTGAACCATAGCATTTAAATCTTGCTGAGATGCTTGAACTACAGAACAAACCATATCAATATTTCTGACTTCATAATCAGCTGTCATATTACCACCAAAAACAAAAACTTTATTACCTGCTGCTGCTACATTAGCAGCAAGGATAGTTTGACTGGCAAAATTACATGTAAATACACCAGCAGCTTCCGTAATACTAGTAATTTCACCTAGAGTAAGGAGTGTATCAGCAACAGCGTCAGTTTTAACGCCAATAATCATACCTTTTCTAAATGATAATGTTTGTGCGGTGGCAGGTGTATTTGGTGCTGTTGTAGCTCCTTCTTGAAGAACTACTGATGTAAGGGCACCAGCAGCTATAGCAGTTTTCAATTCGAAAAAACTTCCATCATTACCCAATCCAGCGGTGGTATGAACTGTTTTACCAAGCTGAGTAGCATTTGGGGCTCCAAATTGAGCTGTATTTGGTGCGGTTGCGGTTTGTGTAGCAACTCCTACCTGAGATAAGACCGTAAGTGCTCTAGCAGAATCTTCTAGAGTAATTCTAATCCTTAAACCATTTGTCAGAATACAAGGGAAGACCTTATCTCCTCCTAAAATACCGCTCATGTGTAGGGGAAGACAAAACTCGACTGGTTTATAGGTAATCGCTCCTGTTGGTGGAGCAGACCAATACTGAGAACTAACAAATGTTCCTTCTACTTTATCTTTTCCTTCCATAAGAGTTCTGACATTATTTAGACCGGGAGTCTGAGAATAATGGAAGTTCTGTGCGGTCCAAACATTCACATTCTCAAGTTGCTCTAAAAGTTGGGAGTTCATTCCGTCGTAAATCTGTATTTCTCGGACCAACGACGAGACAGCTGCTCTAGGATCGGGATGTGCTAAAGCATTTCCGGACAATTGAACTATACCCTTTAGATAAGTTTCTTTTGGGTTGAGAAGTGGGACATCTTCAGGAGGAATGAAAATCTCTATGACATCTTTAGCTTTATATACACTATTTCTATCAGTTAATACCGACTTTGCGATTGTTGGTGTAGTCATCTTTATATATAGTTAAACAGAAAAAAAAATTAATTAATTTTTATAATTAATTTTTTAATTGATTGTATAAAAAAACTAAAATGTTTATGTTTGAACTGAACTTCTTAATGGGGCAATATATCCTCCAGCCACAGATGCCGGAGGTAATTGACTTGGATTTAATTTACTACTAATATTTTCTGCTTGTCCTTCTTCTATGCCTCCCTTTACCTCTTCATACACGCCTACGCCAGCTCCTACTAATCCCGCTACTCCCGCTGCTGCCCCGAGAATCTCACCGATAAAAGGCAGCCAGCTAGTAGCAGCTGCCGCCTCTGCTAATCCACCTGCTACACCTTCAGCTGCGGCTGAGGCTCCTCCTGCTACTGCGTCTGCGGCTGCTGAACCAGCGGCTTCTATTCCTGATCCAACTCCACTAAGAGCATCACCCGCTCCTGATGCCAAATTGGCTCCTGCTTCCTCAGCATCACCGGCATCTGTGGCTAAATCTTCACCTAAATTATCTGCTGAAGAACTGCCTGTATTTTCTCCCAAAGGATCTTGGTCTTCTACATTACTGCTCCTTACTTGTCCTGGTTCTTCAGGAGCATCTATATCATTTCCTCTCATGTTTGACCTTTCAATATTAGCGTTTCCTTGCTCGCTAGTCATGGTTTCATTTCCTAGACCTTCCTGTTCGTATTGGTCTGCTACTTCGCTATTTGCTCCAGGATTAGTTCCAGTTCTACCACCCACATTTACCATATCTGATAATTCTGTTCCTTCAGCATCCCCAGCTTCAGCCATATCTGTCATTTCGACTTCACCTCCTCCTTGTTCTGATACATTTTGAAGTTCAGTTCCTTCAGATGCTTCTGCTGATGTAGAAGAACCCGGTATATCACCATCTCCATCTAAATCTTCATCACCGGCTTCTCTTGAAGCTGTGCTTCTAGATCTAATTTTGTTGTAAATAGACTGGGCTCCTTTATAGGTTAATTTTCCCAAGTGAGGAACCGCTGCTGCTTCTAAACCTTGTTTTACAAGTTCTTCACCTTTTTCAGCAAACTCTTTTGCTCTTGTTAATGCTTTGGTTCGCTTAGCAAGTTGGTTATTTTGTAAAATATTGATTCTGTTGTCGTAATTGGCTTGCTCGCCTGCTACTGCTCCACGAAAGGCATTCAAATCATTTTGAAACTCAAAAGGATTATTCATATTTATATTAAATACAGATAAAAAAAATAATTTATTAATAATTTTTAAATAATTATTTAGGATAAAGTTTATCTTTAAAGTTTAAATATACTTCGGGTGGGGTAGAGTCTAATCTAAAGTATAACCATGAAAAAGGTGCTTTTCTTGCCTCATCCATATAACTATCAAAAGCTTCTGAACCTCCAAATGTATCTTGTATATCATCTTTAATTGATTGAAGTTCTTTGGCTGATTTTGTATTTCCTGACAACAATAAACCTGTCATATTATTTCTGATAATTGTTGAAATATCATTATATTTTTGATTATTAATCATGAATAAGCATCCATCACCTTTATTGACAGCATGTCTAAATCGAGTGGCAAAGTGAATAGCCTTTCCACCTTTTCTTCCATGTTTATTTAGATCACCACAAATGTCATCTAAAATTAAAGCAAAACTAGAATCTCCATCAAGTTTTTTCTTTTCATGTTGTTTTTTTATAATATTATTTATAATATCATCACTATACATTTCATAACAAGTATGTTTGTATTTTTCAGCAGCGAATCGTGCTGAGGCATCATTAAAGATTGTATTACTAATAATATGACAATCTTGAAAGCAATCACAATAAAAATTAGGATTCAAAAGCATATTATTCCATAGAACCGATTTGCCGGAACGGATTGGAGCAGCACACACTAAGAGTTGTCCCTTATATATATTTGGTAGATTTGGATGTAGTTTCTTTTTTTCTTTCATTTCAGATTCGGGAGGTTGAATAGGCAAAATAGTTAAATCGTTATTCATTCTATATTTATAATAGAGATAGAAAAAAAAATCCGGTTTTTTTAATATTTTTTTCTATGCTTACTATATATGAACCCACAAGATACAGAATTATTAGATAATTTAAAAATATATTGTCCCCCTGAGATTGTTGCCAAATATTCACATAAGCAAAATAATCCTAAGGATTGGACTAGATTTTATTACTATAAACAAAAGAGAAGATATATTATCCCGAAGGAAAATATACAATATGATTATGAAGTTTCATCAACTCTTAATTATAATAAAAATGTTTTTTATAAAATGACTTCTATGAGTTCGTCTGACGGATATTTTGATTATTATTTTAAATTAAAAGATAATTTACCAAATGTAGTTGTCAAAAAATCTAATCGTGAAGGTAGATCACAACGATCGAAAAATATTACCAAATCAAAATATATTCCTCCCGAAACATGTCCCGAAACTGGTAAGTTTATAGTAAGATTTGATTAATTTTTATTAAATAATTTAAAAATTAATCTAATATCCCCATCCTGAAGAATGAATATTTTTCTTCTGATTTTTTAATATAGAATATGCTGAAAAACTCTCTAGTTGTGGAGTTGTTCTAATATTTTCACGGGACACATTTCTATTTCTTCTTGTTGATTGGGGTTGTGCTCTTTGAACTTTTTGAACTGGAGGTCTTGGTTTTTGATGATATGGTATTTTTTTATTTGGATGAGGTTCTTGACTTATAGATACTTTTTTTCTTTTTCTTTCTTCATATTTATCCATCAAACCACAAAAATAATCAAAAGACATTTGAGATTTCATGTGGTTTTCGACAGGTGGCACGGGTCGTGGAATAGGTATTGCTGCTGATCTATTTACTGTTTCTATGGGATTACTTTTTGCTTTTTTTGCTGCTGCTTTTGCCTTTCTAACTTCTAAAGACTTTTTACGAGCTGCCGCTAATTGTGCTTTTCTTTCATCAGTCATTACCCTCTTTTTTCGTTCTTTTTTATCTTTTCCTCGCTTTCCTCTAGTTTTCTTTGATACTTCTTCTTCTTTGATTACTAAATCTATATTTGTTATATCATTTTCTATATTAATTCCTGTTTTTTCTTCAGTTTTTTCTTCAGTTATTTCCATTTCCATCATTTTTTTCTCCACTTCTATTTTTTTATTCTCTTCTTCTTGTTTCTTTTTCTTTCTCATTACAAATATTTCAGATGGTTTCATGAATCTTTCTTGAGGTATATCATTTATTATTAATTCATCATCTTCCTTAGGTATATTTTCACCCATCATTTTTAAAGGATCTGCTTCTACCGTTAAATCCGGCAATCCTGAGATACTTTCGTCAAATACTTTTTTATGTCCCGACATTTTATTATATATTTATTACAGAAAATATTTTTTATGAAAAAAATTAATTATTTATATAAAAAATATTTTTATACTATTTTTATTTTGTATTAATAATTACGATATGCTGAATCGATTGCTGTTGGAGCTCTTTCATTTGGAAATACTGCTCCTCGTTTTTCTAATGTCATATTCTTACCATCAGATCCACATTTAATTTTAATCCAAATAGAACTATCAGGTGTTAATCCAGTTAGTTTTTTACCGGTATTATCGGTAATTTTCACCTTGATTTGGTCCAAAGAATCACTACCTAGATTCTTAACTTTTATCCAATTTTCATTTGCCGGTTCATGGAAGACTTCTCGTCTTGTTGCGTCTGAGGTCTCCACAGTTGGAACTACACCAAGAATATTAGCTGATATGGCACCTCCCCAAACACTATTTCCTCCACCTAAATCACCATCTATACCTATATTCGGTAATTGAATAATAGCTAAAGGGCATGGAGCAGCCCAATTTGCCGCTGCGAAATCAGAACTTAATCCTGTTGTTGAAGCGGATGATGCTAATGTATGTGTTTTCCTCTCTTGAAATCCAATTGATCCAGCTATATTTGAATATCTTTGAGATGCTGCTTGAATCATAGGTCTTGAAAATGAATTAATATTTTCGGTTAATGGTGAAAAAGCAAATGTAATGGGTAGAAATGAAAAATTGGGGTTTGACACATTAGCAGGGTCATCTACCCATTCAGCATAGGGTATTTGACTCATACTGGCAATTTCATTAGTTTTTGCGGCATGTTCTATACCTTGAAGACATATTGCTCCTAATTGTGATGGGTCAGGTGGAAGATAAACATTATTTCTATGTGCGTATCCCATATAAATTGGGGCATGTGTATAAAGGTCAAATTGTCCTTCATCACTTACAGCTACATAACCAGGTGCTCCACTAGCCGTCATATGTCGAGCGGCACCATTTACGGGTCCTGCCGCTAGTGCTTGTGGATCAACTGTATTAGTCAAAAAATCAATACAACATTTATTTTCATCTGCGGCATTTCCAACTTTATAAGCTGTGGCAGCATCACCTAATTTTCCATCTACAGGTCTAAATACAACTTCATTATAAACTGGTGTTCCTCCTGGTCCTACACCCCATCTACCTTCTCCTACCTTAACAGCATTACTTCTATCCCAAACTTCATTTCCAGTCCAAGCCTTAGGAATAGGATGATAATATACTCCTATTTGGTATGAGCCAGGTGCTCCTTGTGCTGGGACAAATCTTTCGACTTCCCACCATAAATCCCACTTGGCACCTCCTACAGCCCAATCTAATCTTAAATCATGTTGATTTGCTGCTTCATCTCTAATATCATATCCAGTATGGGTTGTTTCATTCCAAACTTTTCTACTTTGAATTATACCACCACACATACCTAATATATATTCCCTATCTACAGTTTCGTCTAGTTGAACTCCCCATCTCCAACCATATTGATAATTAGGTATAATATCGTCAGGAGTGGAATTACCAAATACAGCAACGGCAGGATCGGTTGGTTGAAGAGGTGCTCCTCCCATAGAACCATTCCATAATACATCTGTTTTCAATAAACAATTAGCAGTTTCGGATGGATAGAAAGCACAATATCGTCTATCTAATTGAGCTAAGGTTAATGCTAATGGGTCTGAGACATTTCCAGGTATGGTGCCTGGAGAACCTCCTAAATCTTGACCGCAAGATACTACAAACTTCTTTCCTATAAAATCAGGGTCTAATTCTTTTGTAGCATTTACATAATTACGATCACATGAGAACTTCATTTTTTCATTTGTAGCATCATAGGAACAAAAAAGACCTAATCTAAGGGGTGATACAGGAATATCAGAGAAATTACCGAAGGCAAAATCTTTATTATAATTACCTACTGCTAGAGCATTAATAATTTGACTTGCTAATTGAACTGGTGTAAATATACCTGGTTTAATTTTTATCCTATATGAACCGTAGGGAGCATATGCCCCATAACCAGCTCCACCATAAACAATAATAAATCCATCATTATTACCTCCTGCTATTGTTTGACCTTCAGTTGGATCGGCTCTTGTTAATTGTGCTCCACATAGACATATTTCAGCATTTTTGGGTAGTTTCAATCCTCTTGAGAAATGATTTTCAAACTCAGCGGGATCTTGTCCTCTACTTGTTAAGACAACAATACTCATTTATATATAATTAATATAATATTTTTTTTTTATCTAATATTTATATATAATGGATGTTTTCAAAGTAAATAATTTACTAAAATCTAAACCGAAAAAAGTTGTTAAACTATCTCAGGACCATATACTTAAAATGAATGAAAAAGAAGAGATTAAAAAAAAACTAAAGTTTGACAAACCTGAAAAAGTTTTCATGAATTATAAAAAAAAAACTAAAACAAAAAAATAATTTTTTTAAACTATTAAGTTTTCAATATTATCATTTACTACTTCTTCAGTATTATCTTCACTTGAACTACTAAGTATTTCACTATCACTTGATAAATAGATCTCTGCCTCCTCTACTATCTCCTCATTTACCGGTCGATATATCTCTATCTCATCTAATCCATTTACTTCTTGAGGACGAGATATTTTTTCTTTTTTATATTTTTTTTTAAACTTTGATGTAATATATTCAGGAACTAATCCACTAATTTCATTTAGTCTTTCAAAGTTCTCCATGACAATTTTTAATAAATCTTTTGGAATTATTCTTTGTTCTCTAGGTAGTCCCATCTGAACCTTAATAAATCTATATAGTTTTGAATATTGTAAATATGATATTCTATGATTTTCTGCTTTTCTATTAAAATTAAAATATGATTGGATAGTGCCTAATATTCCAGTAATTAAACTAAGTGCTCCAACAAACTTTAGAGCATCATTTTCATTAGCTTCACCAAATATATTTTTAGCTGATAGAGTAAGAGATCCACATAAAGTAGAAAAGACGATTACAGGTAGGTCTATTCTCTGAGCTTTTCCCGAATAGTATCCTTCTGCGTCTTTATGTAATACACTTAAACATAGTGAGTTTTCACCTAACATTTTAAAATATTTTTCTAGATTAAAAGTCCAATTAACATTATCAGTTTGATAATTCATTTTATTTATTATATAAATAATAGATAAAATAAATAATTTAATATATTTATTTACTCATCGTCGCTGTCAAACTCGTCATCACCGACGGAATCATATACTAAATATGATGGTTTGAATACTGCTCTTATTGTGCTACGCATTCTTTTACCCCCACTAGGAGTTTTACCTGCTAGTTTATCTTCTTCTGTCATATTACTATATTCCCATTTACGATATGCTTTTCGCACATTCTTTTCAATCGATTCAGGTCCATAATATTCCATAATTTTATTTTGAAAATATTTAATTCCTCTTTTTGTTTTTGTATCCTGTTGCCATAATTCAAATAATTCTTTTACTGATAAATAACATTTTTTATCTGTAATTTCAATAGTATTATCAAACCAAGCTTTTTCTTCACTAATTTCTGCCAAATATTCTTTTGTATCTCTTTTGACTTCTTCAGGAAAATCACATCTTCTCAATCCTTCTTCTTCATATATACCATAAAACTCTAATAATAATAACATCATGGCTTCGTTGAAATATCCTGCTTTTATTTGATCTTTTAGATTCATATTTCCAACCTTATATTTTTTTGGATTTTTTTCTAACCTTTCATCACCATCAGAAATAAAGGTATATGGAAACTTAACCCCTACGATTCTATTAATCATACTCTCACCTCCAGTATCACTATCAAACTTAATAGTAAAATTAGCTGATATAAGGAGTGGTGGCATTACAAACTTTTTCACTTTATTTGAATACAATTCTCTACAAGATATTTCACCCTGACCTGTAGCATCTTTGAAAATGTCAGTAATGAAAACTAATTTAGCTGGTGGTTCATCCGTGTAAGCTATTCTAGCTTTTTCTAATTGTGCTAATTTGACATTTATCGCTGAACCTTTATTATCATAAGTAAAATATGAATAATCTAATCTACCACAATATTCACCAAATACATATTTCAATAATTCAATTAATAATCCTTTTCCATTTCTACCAACACCTTTGAAAAAGAATGCCAATTCTTCTTTATTTGCTTCACCTCTAAGTGATCTTGCCAACGACTTCATCATCAAACGATACTTGGATTTTGTTTCAAACATATTCATCAATATCTTTTCTAATTCTTTTTTTCTGACCTGATATTTTTCATCTTCAAAAACATCTCCCATCTTATATCCACAACTCATAGTAATAAACTCATCATTTTCAGGTTTAGCTTTTCTGAACTCTTTTGTATTCAAATCAATTACACCATCATCAAAACCTAGTAAATGATTCATAGTATCTGCTTCATCTAGGAAAGATTGATTGAAAAATAATTCCATAACTCTTCCTACAATTTGTTTTTTTGATGCTTGATTATAAACTTTATTTAATTTTACTTTTTTTGCTAATTCCCATTTTGTTTCAAGTTTTTTAAGTTGTGAATTACAGATCTTTACACATCTAGTATCATGTTGAGTTGCTTTATAACCTAGAAGATTGTCCTTATCATTCTTATCAGTAATATTATGTATCATATAATATTCTTGTAATGCGTCTAGTTGTCTTTTCATAAATGTAGAACACCATGCGGTAATAGTTGATATTTCACTTTTTTCTACTTCTTTCATGAAATCTTCCATATATTCAACATATTCTTTACATAACTGAGGAAACTCCATTTTTTTAAAAACACCATATTCATTTAATTTGAATATTATATTAGTTTCACCTACTTTTGCTGAAATAAAATTATTCATATTTTTCTTTACAAATGCTTCAGCAAAATCATTATCAGTTCCAACAAGATTTCCTACCTCATGTCTATACATACCATATTTAGTTAGAAAAGGACAAACATATTTTTCATTCCAGTTAATACCTTCTTCATTCAATATATCTTTAATTTCTTGTGCTTCATCAAAAGGTTTTAGTTTGAACTCGATTTCAAAATCCAATTCTTCTTGAAATCTATCATTTAGATAATCAATAAAATCTTGAGGACATGTGAAAGTATGATGATTATCTAAATAATGTTTTCTAATCATGAATCCATCGTGAGCTAATACTAGTTCATTAATATTACATATATCTTCTTCACTTACCATCATAACTACATATTTCAATATTTCTACCTCTATCATTTGAAAATATTTTGCCATAAAAGTTCTCATTTTTTCAATATCACTTTCTTTATCTTTTGTTAGTTCAGGATAAAGTGAATCTCTGTATTTTTCAATTAGAAACTTTTGAATCATTTTTATTTCTTTTTCATATTTGATAATAAAATCATTTACATTTGATAAATCTACTTTATGTCTTTTGAAATGATGTTTCCATGATCCACCATTCAAAATAATAATAAATATCTTTTTGGCAAAATCTCTGTTTTGTTTGGTTTCATCCATTATCTCTTGTAATATTTCATCTCTTCTATCACAATATTCAGTAATCATATCACATGGTAATCCAAACTCTTTACATTTTTGTTTTGCTATTTGTAAATGTGCGTTGATAATATCAACATCATAATAATCATTTTCAGCTAGAAAATGTCTAATAGGTCTTCTCATTACTCCAAGTGATAAACTATCCTTTGGATATACTCTTCCATAATCTCCTGAGTTTTTGGAACCGAAATATTGAACTCCCTCAAGAAACCAATATTTCGTTCCTGACTTCTCTTTACATCTCATATTTTTCATCAAATTATTATAATATTCTCTTTCAATCTCATATTGAGGTATGTGATCGTTATTATCACTCTTAGGGTTTTTCCACCATGCTCTAATAGGCTTACATACCTTCTTAGATTTGATGACGGCTTGTAGTCTTTCCATATTGAAGAACTCAGTATGGAGTCTTTCAGTAAGACAAGTGTTAGTGGATTTGGCTGTTATTACAAACTGGCTAGTTTCAGACATCTTATATATATATATCTTAGATAATAATTCTTTAAATGATTTAATATAAGATATATATTAGTAATTGAATAAATGATATAAAAAATATAAAATCTATATATATTTTATATTATTTCTAAATGTTTTTATTTTTGGGGAGTTTTCTTGGGTCTGCCTCGTGGCATTCCTGATCGCTTCTTTTCCCAATATTTTTTATTGGCTTTTTTTTGTGCTGCTTTACCTTTGTCAGAAGTTTTATATTTTTTATAACTTTCTTTTGCTGCCTCTTTTTTCTGATCTAGTATGGTAATCATTTGGCTAAATAATTCTGCCTTTTCTTTATCGTCTTTTGTTTCTTGAAATTGTTTCTTGATATTTGCTAAACTCATTATATATATATATATGATATTTTTTTAAATGTTTTTTTCTTGTCTTATAATAAGTTTATTATTTCTTCATAAGATTTAGACCCAATACAATTTGTTTCTTAAGTTTCGGAGTCATTTTCATTTTCTTTTTATGGAACATGAAACTTTCACCATTTTCTACTTTTTTTAGTTTATTTAATTCACTTCTCTTAAATGTATAATCATCACCAACTTTTAATGATTTTTTTAAACCACCTTTTTTAAAACTTACTTTTTCACCATCTAGCTCGACAGTTTCCATTCCTTTTGTCATCTTTTTTCTACCTCTTTTAACATCAGCTTTTACTTTTGGTTCAAAGTTTCTTTTGGATTTTGATTTGGTTCCTTTTACTTGTCCTTTCATACCTTTTGATTCATCTTTTTTATCTTTTGCTCCTTGTTTTTTATAGGATGCCCTAGATTTAGTTATTGCCTCCTTGTAAGATACGCCATTTTTTTTAGCATATGCTTTTACATGTTCTATCCATGAATTAGCCATTTATATAATACTAAATAGAAAAAAAAATTATAATAATTTTTATATTTAATTATATTTTAGAATATTATGAAAGTTTCAAGAGCAGCCCAAAACATATTCCACTACAATTCTCAAGATTAGATGCTTCATAAAATCTTTCATCTTTTCTATCTACCCATAGGACCTTGAACCTGATCTCCATTTCTCCATCAAATACAGCTTCAGTTGTAAAATTATGAGGTAAATAATAGTCTGTATGATCTAGCCGATCACCAAAGTAATATTTCACTTCAAATATCCTTGTTTTTCCATCTTCATTATTATTGTAAGGCTTACTATCGTGGTGTTTTAGTAGATCCATTTTTATATGTATGATATATATATATCTTTATAATCCATTTCAATTTTTTAGAAAAATCACACTTTAATAATAAAAATGTGATTTTAATATTTTTTGTCTTTTTTATCTTTTTTAAACTTTTTAACTCGACCTGTTTTTGCCTTTTCTTTTTGTGCTGATTTTATTTCTTTTTTTGATAATTCTTTGAATGTTGCTGGTGTTTTCTTAGATACTTTCTTTGTTGGTCTATATACATCTCCTTTCTTTTTATAACCTGTTCCTCCTCTCTGATTTTTCCAATCTTCATCAAACCACCTTTTTAATGGTGCTTTATCTGTCTTTTTGCCTTTATAGGGGGATTTTTTTTCACCGTATTTTTTTTTGAACGCCGTCTTATACTCTTTTACTAAAATGCCGCTGCGGTATGCTGAATGTTGCGGCATTTTTTTATATACCTTTTTCTTTACTGAATCGTATAGCTTTTGATCTGTGGGTATTGCCATTTATTAATACATTAGAAAATAAATCACGAAAATCACAATTATCACACTTTTTCATGGGAAGGGTCGCCTATGGCTGAAACCTAAAAGATATATTGGCGGTTGGGGTTTTGGAGATTATTTGAACTCTCTCTAAAAAGTGTGATTTTTGTGATTTCTGTGATTTCTGTGATATATATACTAAATTATACAGATTTATACTAACTTTTCATAAATATATTATTTATACAAACCTTTTAATTTGTATAAATTACTATTAAAACTTCTATAATTAATCCTTTTTGAGATAAACGGATTGTTGAACTCCTACGGAGTGATTCATCTTTTCAGCTAATTCCTGTTTCTTTTTCTGTTCCTCAGGGTCGAACTCATTACTGATCTTAATCTTTCTCAGCATAGACGCACTAATCTTCTTACCTGTGCTTGAAAAGATTCTTGTCAATAATTTAGATAAACCGTTTTTGGATAATTTATCTCCACCTGAGTTAATCAAAAGATTATCACTTTTATTGAAGTTTAACCATAGATTTAATACAGAGTTCAGAGATTTCTCTACAGGTATTTTAATATTATCTTTTGTTTCACTTTTGACAACATTCTTACCAAAATGAAATACTTTTTTATTTCTACTAGTTTTCACTAGATAAATGTTATTATCTTTATCTTCTTGTGATAAATCATCATAATCTCCCTTACTAACTATCTTAGTATTAGCGTATTCTAACCTACGAGGGGGATGGAGTGTATATAAACTTAACACTAAATACTTCTGTATTAACTGTAAATCAGATTTCTTTTTCAGTTCTGTTGTAGATTGTTTGTATCCTTTCTTTTTAATTTCTCTACCTAATTTCCTTTGAAACTTTAATATATCATTCCAATCAATCCAGTTCTCACTTTCTTTGATGTTTTTATCATGTGTATTTATTTGTTCTGTATATTTTGTATGTTCTGTTTTTAACATATCACTATAATCATCATATACCTTTTCAAATCCTTTGAGAGGATCCTTTCTTTCCTTTGGAGAGATCGCCACTAAAATAGATGATAAATAATTCTTTTTCTTAGAGGAACTTTGACTATTAACAAACTTTTTAATTTCTTTTTTTTTAGACTTTAAAAACTTATTTGAAACATAATCTTTTTGTGTAATCTCATTAGCCAAAAGATTCAAATATCTTTTATAGATGTTTAATGTTGTATCTCGAACACCTCTGCCGGATTTAACTGATTTGAGTAAA